ATAGCTACAATGAAAGCAATACACGATGGTGCTAATCATATTATAAATTACGGAACAGCAGGTTTAGTTAATGACTTGCCTGGTATAGTTGAACCTAATTATATTGACAGAGGTTTAGTCGAAGTCTCAGGATTTGTTGATAGAGATATGAACGCTACACCTATGGGGTTTAAATTAGGACAAACACCTTACGAAGAAGAAATACTTTTAGGTACAGAGGGATTAGTATGTGGCACTGGTGATACTTTTGCTACTAAGAAACCTGATATCAAGTGTGATATAGTTGATATGGAAGGATATGCGATTGCTAAAATATGTTATAATCTTCCAATGTTGTTTAGTTGTTGGAAATATATATCAGATAATGTAGATGAAAATTCACCTGATGATTTTATGAAGAATGTATCAAAAGGTAATAAAGAGTTTAATAACAAACTAAAGGAAACGATAGAGTTTTATGAAAACCAATATAAAAGATAAAGTTAGTAATTTTTTTAAATGGGTCAAAGGTACAGAGTTAGTTGAACTAACAGATATAGATGTATCAGAGGATCCTGTAAGACCAGAGTTAGATTTAGATTGGCGTTTATTTGCTGAAAGAAAAATTTATGGTTTAAGATACGAGGGCAATATTGAAGCAATTGTTTGTGTTGCATATACTAATGAAGTTCCTACTACGGTTAAAGAGTTAGATTTTATGAGCCAAGTTGCTTGTCAAGATAATAGATGTGGTAATATTGCTGTTGCATATACAGTATGGTCTAGAAAAAGAGGTGCAGGCAGAGAAATCATTAATAAATTATTAGAGTTTGTGAAAGAAATAAGAACTGAAACAAAAAGATTAGTAACCCTTTCACCACTAACACCTATGGCTACACACTTTCATATTAATAATGGGGCAAAGTTAATTAGTATAAATTCTGAAACGCAAAACTTTGAATATAAGTGGTGATTGATTTAAAAGAATATGAAAAATTAAAAGAGTATTATGACTTTCAAAGAAAGAAAGAATACAATAGAGAACAATTAGAGAATGCTATATTAGAAGTAGAAAAGAAAACTGGTATATCTGTTTTATCTTTTGATGAGATATGGAGTAGATTAGACGAGAAAGACTATCAAGAAGCGCCTAACAATTGGGTACCGAGAGATCCTAAATGGCGAATACATGAGAAGGAGTAAAAAATGAAAGCATGGCAAAAAGGATATGAATTAGATACTTTAGTTGACTGGACTAATAAGTTTGAATCATACAATAAATATTGTTTTAGTCCATTCACAAAAGCAAAAAAGAATGGTATGGCAACTGCTTTACACAAAGGACAATTACACGAACAACAAGGTGTGGTTTATGAGATAAGAACAGCAAAAGCAAAATCAAAAATTAAAATGTTTGGTGCAGGACCAGAAATTGCTGAAGTATTACAAGGCGAAAAAGTAATATCAAAAATATCTTATGCTGATGGTAATACAGGTGAGAATATTACTAATATTTTAAATGTATTTGAAGAACCTATTTGGTGTCATATATTTGAAGAAGATAAAATTTTAAAAGATTCTGTTATAAATTCAGGGTTTAAAAAGATAGGAACAAAAGTAAGCACATTTAGTGATATCGTAGGAGTTTATTATAAAGGTGAAAGAGAATTTACACCAGTGCCTCAAACAGAAAATATTAATATTCTTAAAACTAATTTAGAGTTTGACCATAATGTTATAGATGATTTAGCACAATATCTTATTGATATGAATTTAGAATATACGAATCATAATAGTAATTATAATAAAGGTAAAGCATGGCAGGCATTATCATTACTAGGTTTTGAGAAAGACAGCACATATGTCGATAAAAAGGCAGACTTAAAAGAGGATAGACCTTTAGTTAAGACAGACCTATATGACAAGTTAGGAAGCAAAATTGACCACTTTCTAGATAAGATACCAGGTAAGTTTGATAGAGTTCGTTTTATGACATTGAAACCAGGTGGTGGTGAATTGGCAAGACATACCGATCAGACAGATCCAACATGGGGTACAACCGATGGCAAAATGGTAAGATTACATATACCACTTAAAACAAATGATAAAGTTATATTTACATCTTGGGATAATAATGGTGAAAGACACATTCATAATATGAAAAAAGGTGAGTGTTGGTTTTTAGATACTAGACGACCACACACAGCAATTAACGGTGGTGATGATATTCGTATTCACTTGGTTGCAGATGTTTGGGCAAATGATGATGTGCGAAATATACTTATATAGTAGGCTGTACTTTTAGATTAATATATGATATAATGTGTTTATGAGACTAGATACGCCTGTTGAGAAATATAAGTTAAACGGAAAAGATATACTTGTTAAAAGAGATGATCTCATGGGCGATAATAATATTTTACCACCATGGGGAAAGATGGCAGGTATTGATGCCTTATTAGAAAACTTAAATCCCAAATATCCACTAATACATTTAGCAGTAAACGGATCATGGAGTGGTTGGGCATTATCTCATTTATGCAAACAAAGGGGTATTAAATTTATCTATGCTTATCCACCATCTAAAACTTATTCTCAATTTATACTAGATAAGGCAAAACAAAATGGTTGTGAGTTTCATGAATTAAAACCTAACATGATGGCAATACTCTATAATAGAGTTAAAAAATATGCAAAAGAAAACGATATACAAATGTTGCCATATGCTTTTGACCATATTGATTATCGTAATAATTTAAAACAAAGAGCAGAGAAAGTATTTCAAGAACATTTAGTCGATCACTTAGTTATATCAGCAGGATCAGGTGTAACAAGTTCTGGTATAGTTCAAGCATATCAACCTGGTACTGATTTATTTTCTAATTCAAATAAACAAGCACATATTATCACAGTATCAAATATTAATACAATATATGAGAAGTATAAAAGTCATAGTATTATTTCAAGTGCTATCAATGTAGATAAAACAAAATATGAGTTTGACAATATGATGACTGACTATGAAGTACCTTTTCCTTGTAATGGAACATGGGATAGAAAAGCATGGTGGTGGTTGGAACAAATGCAAGATCAATTAGAGGGTGATATTATGTTTTGGAATATAGGCGGTAATATATGAAAATCTGTTTTGCAAGTTTAAGAAAGAAAGTAAACTATACCGATGTATTAGAATATGGTATGGATGTATTCTATGAGAGTTTTAGATATTATAAAGACAACAATAAACAACATGAATACTCTTATTATAACTTTGCATGGGGTAGTAAAGGTGCAGAAAGAAATTCTGATGTAATAAAGAATGCTGATGTCATTGTTTTTCCTGCTGTACAAGAATTTATTTACTTTGCGAATGCTATGCATCCTAGAGATGTTGAAAAATCTCAAAGTATGATAAGAGAAACATATGAATATTTAAACAACAAAGATATTATTTTACTTACACAAGATAGAGGTGTTGACGAAAGTATGGTTATGAAATATACTTTTGAGAAACAAGTTAAACCAAAATCATTTAAGGTAATAGATGAAATGGATTTTACAATGTGTTTGCAAGGATTAAAATATCATTTTATTAAAAACTATTTTAGATTTGAAACAGATAAGCAAACTGATTTTGTTTATTGGGGATCTGATAAAAGTAAAGTTGCTGGAGGCGAGAAGTCTGGCGATAGTAGATTGAATATTATTAAATCAATAAGAAAAAATAAAGAGATAAGTTCTACCATTATAGGTAGATGGCCGTTTGAAGTAGAAAAGAAATGGATACCATTAAAAGAAACTTTAGGATATCTAGATAAGAGTTATAGTACATTATGTTTTAATTGGATAGATCAAACTGCCGTAACTGGTAGATATCATGAGGCATTGGCGTGTGATGTCTTTCCGTTTGTTTGGAAAGATTACGATACTAATAATATATTAGTTTCGGATAAATTTCAACGGTGCTTTACAATTGATGAATTTTATGATAAGATTAAGTATATTAAAGATGGTAATATGTTAAACAAAATTAAAAGTGATTTTATAGATAGGTTGCCTAGTGAACAAGAATATTATAAAGAATTTGAAATGGTATTTAATAAATGTCTAAAATAATAGTTAAAGATAAGAAAGATATGCAATGGAGACCTGATTCATTTCTTCAAAATGAAGATTGGGATTTACATGGTCAGTACGATAGTTTAGATTTTGTTGATCCAGAGATAGAAGTTTTATCAGTTCAGTTTACAAAAGTAGGCGAAAAGACTTATAAGGCTATGCCTAATCTTAAATGGATTGTAGTAAGAACACATGGTTTCGATAATATTAATCTATCAGAGTGTGAGAAAAGAGGTATAGGTGTTGCAACAACTAAACCATTTACACAATCAACTGCTGATTGGATAAAAGATAAGATAGATGAAAACGATAAAGTATTGTTTATAGGATATGGTGCGATTGCAAAAAGTTTAAATATTGCACTACCGAATATTATAGATAGAAAAACTACAAAAGAAATTTTACTTAAAAAAGTTAAAGAAGTAAATTGTTTAATTGTTTCAATAACACCAGAAGGCAACGATAACTATATTAATGATGAAATACTAAAAAACTTTAAAGGTAAAATTATATCAGTAAGTAG